TTTTTTTAGTAGTTCTATTTTTTCTATGAACTCAGGAATAATTGATATTGATGCAGAACGCAAAGTATATCTTGTAAATAGAATAGTGTGTCCAGCTTCATATGTTAGTAATAGTAAGAATGTGTTAATAGCAAAGGATTTGCCGGAACCCCTTCCACCAGTCACAATAAAATAACGTGAATCAGATTCTTCAAATATTTTATATTTATTGCTTAAACTTAATTGCACTAACTAATTGTTTAAAGTCATGTGATACTGTTTCAGTTGTGTTTAAATCTACTGTATCTTTTGGTGAACCATAACCTGAATTCATTAATGCATTATAAGCATTTACATCACCTTTTTCAAATGCCTTTTGTAATACTGCAATAGTCATATGATGTTCAGCACTTAACCATTCTTCTTTGCCAGTTAATGGATTTTTTCTTTTTAATAAAACTTCTAATAATTCTCTTACTACTGTACTTCTATTCTTACTTCCTTTTGGTCTGCCTTTAGGATTTCCGCTTTGTCCTTTTGTCCAACTTTTTAAATTTTCTTCATTTGCCATCATTCATTGTATTTTCATTGTTGATTTGTTCTAACTGTTCTAAATATAATAATAATTTTTCTTCAGTTTGTTTTCTTGTTTTGTGTTCACTTTTCTTTGTTTTCTTCTTCATAGGTTTTGTATAAAGTTTTCATTTGGTTTATTAAATCCCTTACACATGATCCACAGCTTGATGATTCTTTTTTGGCGTTGAATACTCTATTGAATATTTTTAATAGTTCTTTTTGTTCTAAGTTGGTTAATGTGTTTCTATGTTTGCTGAAGAATTCTTTTAGATAGTTGTATTCATCTTCTATTAAGCATTTAGCATTTTTATATGGGAATAGTTTATTTAGTTTTTCTTTTCTGGCTTCACACCCGCAATCTTCACCCAATATGAATTTAGCTACTTTATCTATTTTTGTTTTCTTTAATACTTTTTCTACTGTATCTCCTAATCCTTTAGATTTCATTTTTTAATTTTCTTTTAATTTTTTTTTTACACTTGCTTATGGTGTTTTGTACTACTACATGACTAATTTTAGTTGCTTTGCTTAAGCTTCTAATTGTGTGAAATTCCTTTCTGTATAAATTAAATAGTTTTCTATCAAACCAATAAAAAGAATTTACTATTTCATCTATCTTCTTTTCTATATTGAATTTGTTAATTTCAGGTTCTTTAGTTTCTATTGTATGGTTATCTTTTAATTCTGTTTTTATGCTTTCTTCTTTCTGCGCTTTTAAGTACATAGTGTACAAAATTTTATTGACATATCCAATATGAGGTTTATTGTTTTGAATTGCTTTTTTAATTACCTCATCTTTTGAACCATGAATTTTTAAATACATATCTTGAACTATATCTTCAGGATCTATGTTTTCATCATTTATTAAAGCATCAACATTTGAAATCCATTTATTATGATATTCAGCTAATAATGATAATACTTTGTTTTTATCCACGTTCTTACAAAACTATAAATTTTTTTCATTTCTAAATTCCTGAAG